GGAAGACGAATTGATCGAAATGTTAAACAATGAAACCTATTTAACGCCCGAACAGGCGGTGGAAATGGGCTTCGCTGACGAGGTGGACAAGGCGGCAACGCCCGAGCCGGATATGACACAGCAGTTACAACAGCAGCTTGCACAAATGCGCCGCGAAATGACGGCGCAGAAGGCTTTCCGCGAGGAAATGAAACAGTTTTGCAGGACAGCGCAGAAAAAGGACGACGAGGACACGGACGACGGGGAAAAGGACGACGAGGACACCGACGACACCGGAAGCGGCGACGACGGCGGGAAAGGCACAGACGACACGGACGACGAAGACGACGAGGACAAAAAGCAAAAAGACACTCGAAAATATAAACTTGCGGCACTAATAGGACAGGCAGCCGCGCAATATCTGAAAGAGAGGTAAAAAGAACATGAAAAGCAAGGACGTAAAAGAACTTATGCGCGAGGAACTGGCACAGAAATTTAACAGCGCACTGGAGAGCGGCGACGCAGAACAGGTGGCGCAGGCGTTCACGGACATGGCAGACAATATCCAGCAGGAAGTTTTGAAGCGCGCAAAGGACGCGGCAGCGGTTGAACAGATGGACGCGGCAGCACTGGCGGCGCGGGGGCTGCGGCAGATCACTTCCGAGGAAAAGAAATATTATGAAGCAGTGATCGCTGCCATGAAAACGGAAACACCGAAGCAGGCATTGGCAAATCTTGACGTGACAATGCCGAAGACAATCATTGAAGACGTGTTCGACAGTCTGAAAGCAGAACACAAGTTGCTTTCCGTGATTGACTTTAACAATACCACCTATGTCACGGAATGGATTTTAAACAGGAACGGAAAACAGAAGGCAAAATGGGGCGATATTACGGCAGAATTTGAAAAAGAACTGTCCGGCGAATTTGAAAAACTGAACATGGTTATGTTCAGTCTGACCGCGTTTATGCCGATCGCCAAGTCTATGCTGGATTTGGGACCGACATGGCTTGACAGCTATGTGAGACAGGTTTTACAGGACGCTTTATACGTCGGGCTGGAAGAAGGGATCGTCTGCGGCACGGGCTTTAAAATGCCGATCGGCATGATGAAAGATATTACCGCAGCACACGCGGACGACGAAGCATACCCCGACAAAACCGCAATCAAAGTCACGGCGTTTACACCGGAAGTATACGGCGGGCTGATTGGGAAAATGGCAGTAAGAAGAAACAACCGCCCCCGCGCGGTCGGCGAAGTGATTATGGTCGTAAATCCGGTCGACTACTGGCAAAAGGTCATGCCCGCAACCACGATCCAGCGCCCCGACGGCACATACGCAAATAATGTGCTGCCCTATCCCACCGAAGTGATCCAGTCCGAGGAAGTACCCAGCGGAAAAGCCGTGCTGGGTATTGCAAAACAGTATTTTTGCGGAATCGGCACAGGAAAAGACGGCGTGATCGAGCATGACGACAGCTACAAGTTTTTGCAGCGCGAAAGAGTCTACGCCGGACACCTTTATGGCAACGGCAAGCCGAAGGACAATAACAGCTTCCTTGTGCTTGACATTAGCGAACTGCAGCCCGCCGCATATCTGGTATATACAGCGGCAGCAGGCGCGGCGGTAAGCCCTGCGGCATATATGGCAGAGGGCGTGGCAGCATACACAGGAGAGCTGGAGATCGTCGAAAAGGAAGTTGAAAAAACGACATGGACGGAAAGCGAGTTAAACGGAATGACCGTGGCACAGATCGAGGGGCTGGCGGCATATAAGGGATACACGCTGACAGGAAGCAACAAAGCGGAGAAAATTGCTTCGTTCCTTGCGGCGCAGATGGCAGCAGGCAGCAACTAACAGACATACAGGCGGCTGGAACTCCCTTTGCCGCCTATCATAAAAAGGCGGTGCAATATGGCAGAGGTACAGGGAAAGACAGCCGAGGACGTTCTGCTGGAAGACGTGTTGAACGCGCTGGACGTGACTTTTGACGACGCGGCGACAAAAAAGAAAATACGGGACATTATGCAGCAGGGGCAGGCGCGGCTGGAACAAATAAAAGGCGGCGTGATCGACTTTGAAAAAGAGAAAACCGCGCGGACATTGCTTTTTGCTTTCTGCGGTTACGGAAGATCGAACGCCATAGAACAGTTTGAGCATGATTTTTCCTGCAATCTGACGGCGTTTGCGCTGGAAGCGGCGGTGGCGAATGTACCGGAAAAGGAAAGCAGGGCAGCAGATGAAGGCAAAGTTTGAAGAATTTAACGACGGGATCGCGGACGTGTGCAGAGTGAACGGGGAAGACAGGCTGGAAAGAGTAAAAGAGGGGCTGCGCTTCGGCAATGAAAACGTGGGGATAACAAGGCACTATGCGGCGCGGGCGGCAGATACCCGCGCGGATCGCGTGATACACATTTTGCGGCAGCAGGACATAGAACCGCATCAAGTCGTAGTGATCGAGGGTAAACAATACGACATTGACAAGGTGGATCATATCAAAGACGCGCTGCCGCCGATCACAAAACTAACGCTTGTTAAATTCGAGAAACACAGGGAGAAGGAATTTGCATGAACATAAACGCGGCAAGGGCGATCCCGCCGGAACAGTTAGGGCTTGCGCTTTCGGAGGTGCTTCTTGAATGGGCAGACGTGCAGGAAAAAGAATTTGTAAAGGCAATCGACGAAGCCGCCGAAGCCTGCAACCAGACGGCGAAACAGTACGCGCCAGTAAGCGGCAGGCGGCGCGCGGGGACATACCGGAATAGTTTTGCGATAGATAAGGGCTGGCAGGAACGCCACCACTACGCGGCAGAATGGCACGTTGAAACGCCGGAATACAGATTGACGCACTTGCTGGAAAACGGGCATTTGACACGGGACGGGACGCACAGGACAAAGGCGGTAAAACATATTAAATACGGGCGGCAGATTGCCGAACAGGTTTTAGAGGAACGGCTGGCGGGATTGTGGGGTGGTAGCTGATGAATATTAAAGAATATCTTGAAAATGAAACAGGGCTTCCGGTCGCGGAAGTAGCTTTCACAAAGCCACAAAAGCTGCCGTTTATTGCTTTCATTGACCGGACGGACGAGGACGGCGACGACTTCCACGCGCAGATCATATCCCACGATCTGACCGTCGAATTTTACGCGGCGCGCATTGACGCGGAGAACGAAAAAAAGATCGAAGCGGCATTTGCAAAGCAGGCGTGGAAAGCGACAAAAGACAGGGAGTGGATCGGGGAAGAAAAAATGTTTGAAACAATCTACACAACAAATTTTATAGAAAAGAGGTAAGGGTGCATGAAAAAAGGAACAAAGGAAAAAGTCACGCTGGGGAGCGGTAAACTTTACATGGCAGAGTTTACGGGCGACTTTGCGAAAGACTTTGCAGAGATTTTAAAGCAGCTTATGACAGAGGAAAATCACGCGGGATGGATCAAGGGCGGCGCAAGTATTGAGTACAAGCCCACCATGACGCAGGAAAAGGACGATCTGGGGCATATCGTCAAGGAAATTCTGACGGACGAGGAAGCAACTTTCAAATCGGGGCTTTTCACATGGAACGGGCAGACGCTGGCGAAGTTTGCAGCAACGGCAGAGATCACGACGGAAACAAAGGACGGGAAAACATACCGCCGCTTGAAAATCGGCGGGACGGCCAACGACGACGGTAAACAGTATGCGATCCTGTTTGTGCATGAAGACCCGGTGGAAGGCAACTGCTATCTGCTTGTGGTCGGCAGAAACAGCGCAGGATTTACGATCACATTCGCGCCGGACAGCGCGACAGTGATTGACGCGGAATTTACATGTAAACCGCATGACGAGCGCGGGACGCTGATCGAGTTTGTGGAAGAAATTGACGAGGAATACCAGCAGACATACACGGAAACAGAGTTAAACGCGCTGACAGTGGCACAGATTGAGACGATCGCAAAGGCGAAAGGCTACACGCTGACAGGCAGCGACAAGGCGGCGAAGATCGCTTCCTTCCTTGCGGCGCAGACGGCAGCAGGCGGCGGCAGCGGCACAGAGCAGGGCGGCACAGAATAACAGATAAACGCGGGGCTGGCATTTCCAGCCCAGCACATTACAAAGAAACGGAAGGAAAGTAAATATGAATTATAAAGTAAATTTTCAGAAAGCAAAAAGAAATTACATGGTTTTGACATTCGATGACGAACGCGAGGAAAACGGAAAGATAGTGGAATTTGAAAAAGTGATCCATGTCGGTATGCCTAAAAAGCGCGTATTCCATGCGTTAATAGATATGCAGGAAATTGTGGAGAAAAAAGGCGAAGCGCAGACAGCAGCGGAAAAGAACGAAGCAGACAGGGAAACAATAGACGAATTATACGAACTGACAGCGCAAATTCTTTCCAACAATCTGAAAGGCGAAAAAATAACGGTGGACTGGGTAGATGATCAGTTTTCGATAGAGGAAATAAAAGAGTTTCTTACTCAGTACACAAAATTTGCAAATGGCGAAGCGTTAAACCCAAACTAAAATTGCCCTTCTACCCGACGGACGAAAGCGGGATTTATGACATACCGACGTACTGGGAACATTTGGTGCATGAATACACCGGATTGAATGTAAACGAGATTGAAGAACTTGAATACATAGACTATTTACAGTACAGGCGGGACGCTTTCATACATGAAATGAATAAAACGGAAGAAGGGCGCGAATATCTGGAAAATGCGCGGACGTTATCACAGACAGAGCCGGACAGGCAGAGCCTGCGGCGACTTTTCGGAAAGAGAGGGTAAGCGACAATGTCAAAAGGGCTAAAAGGAATTACCGTAACAATCGACGGAGACAACAGAAATCTTGTAAAAGTGTTGTCAAATACAGAAAAAGAAGCCCGCAGTCTTTCCAGCGAATTAAAAGGCGTAAATTCACTTCTAAAATTTGATCCCAAAAATGCAGAACTTTTGGCGCAGAAACAAACAGTTTTAACAAAAGCAATAGCGGAAACAGAAGAAAAGTTAAAAATGTTAAAACAGGCGCAAAGTGAAATGGCAGCAGATGGGAAAAACGCTGATAATAGCGCAGAATACCGCGATTTACAGCGGGAGATTGCGGCTACACAGCAAAAACTAGCGGGATATAATACACAATTAAAAAACGCACAGACGGCGCAGAAAGCGGCGGCAAAGGAAGCGGAAACGCTGGGGCAGAAAATATATAAAATCGCAAGCCATGTCCCGATCGTGGGGAAGCTGGCAGACGGTTTTGTAAAAGCAAAGCAGAAAATCGCGGAAACCGTAAAGGAAAGCGCAGCGGTACAAAAGATCGGATCGGCGGTCGAGGGTGCAAAAAAGAAAGTCGAGGACTTTAAAAACGCCCATCCGCACGTCAAGAAAGTTGCAGACGCTTTCCACACCATGAGGGAGAAAGCGGACGAGTTAAAAAGCAAGCTGCCTTCCTTAAAGCAATCGTTGACAGCGGTGGGAAATGCGGCAGCAGGCGCGGCAAAAGGCGGCTTCAAGGCGTTGGAAGTCACGATCGGCGGCACAATGAAAGCATTTGCGGCTTTTTCAACGGCAGCACTGACAGCAGGCGCGGCGATCGCAAAGAACGCGGTGGAACAATACGCCGATTATGAACAGCTTGTGGGCGGCGTAGAGACGCTTTTTGGGGCTGGCGGGCAATCGTTAGAGGAATACGCCAAAAGCGTCGGGAAATCGACGACAGACGCGAAAAAAGACTATGAAAGTCTGATGAAGGCGCAGGACACCGTATTAAAAAATGCGGATAATGCCTACAAGACCGCCGGACTGTCTGCAAACGAATATATGGAAACCGTAACGGGATTTTCTGCCGCCCTTATTAAAAGCATGGGCGGGGACACCGAGGCGGCGGCAAAGAAAGCGGATATGGCGATCACAGACATGGCAGACAACGCCAACAAAATGGGATCGGACATATCATCAATACAAACCGCATATCAAGGCTTCGCAAAACAGAATTATACAATGCTGGATAACTTAAAGCTGGGCTACGGCGGCACGAAAGAGGAAATGCAGCGGCTTTTGGAAGACGCAACAAAGCTATCCGGCATTGAGTACGATATATCTTCATACGCGGACATTGTAGACGCGATCCACGTCGTACAGACGGAAATGGGGATCACGGGGACAACCGCAAAGGAAGCAAGCGAAACCATATCGGGATCAATCAGCGCGGCGAAGTCGGCGTATCAAAACCTTATGACAGGGCTTGCAGACGAAAACGCGGATTTAGACGGGCTGATCGACAACATGACCGACAGTGTTTTGACGGTAGTTGACAACGTGCTTCCGCGCGTTATGGAAACCGTGCCACGGATCGTCGAGACAGTCCCGAAGCTGATAGAGGGACTAAGCGCGGCATTTGCAGGAATAGCCGGACAGTTAGGCGGGCTTGCGGATCAGCTTTTGCCGCCGCTCATGCAGGCATTTTTTACACTGATACGGACAGTAACGGGCGCATTGCCTACACTGTTACCACAGATATTAAACGCAGCAATAACACTTTTTAGCGGGATTTTACAGGGACTAACGGAAACCATACCACAGCTTCTTGCAATGCTTCCCACTATCATTCAGACAATATCACAGGCACTTATAGCAAATCTGCCGCAGATTATTTCAATGGGCGTACAAATCCTTGTAAGTCTCATTAACGGCATTTCACAGACGATACCCCAACTTATAACCGCAATTATAGAACTGATCCCCGTTATTGTGCAGGCGATCATGGATAATTTACCGCTAATCATAGACGCGGGGCTGAATCTTTTACTTTCCCTTATATCGGGCATAGTACAGGCGATCCCGCAGCTTATAGCAATGCTGCCGACAATCATAAATACGATTGTGTCGCAGATCGTTTCCATGCTGCCAAAGATCATAGAAACGGGCATACAGCTTTTAAATTCGCTCATATCGGGAATTGTGCAGGCAATCCCGCAACTGATCGCAACGCTGCCACAGGTCATTACTTCGACAGTGAACACGATTATTGCAAATCTGCCAAAGATCATACAGACAGGTATTGAACTTCTGGGCGCGCTCATATCGGGAATTATTCGGGCGATCCCGTCGCTGGTCGCAGCATTGCCGCAGGTATTTTCCGCGATCATCAATACTTTTAAGGGGATCAACTGGGCAGATTTAGGAAAGAACATCATAGACGGCGTTATAAACGGCGTAAAGAACGCCGCCAGCAGTCTGATAAATGTATTTAAGGATTTAGCAAAGTCGGCACTGGACGCAGTAAAAGACTTTTTCGGGATTGCCAGCCCGTCAAAGGTCATGCGGGATCAAGTCGGAAAAATGCTTCCGGCAGGCATGGCGCAGGGCGTGGAAGACGGCATGGACGCAGAGGAAAAGCGGATCAAGGCAGCAATGGCGCGCGGAGTGCCTACGACGATCGACGGGTACATAAAGGCAGGCGGCAGCGGCACGGCGGGAAGCGCGCAGACGGCAGCAGGGGGCGGTGGTTTTGTGCAAAATCTGACAATCAACAGTCCGCGCGAATTATCGCCTTCAGAAACGGCGCGGCTGAACAGAAACGCAATGCGGCAGACCGTACTGAAACTGAAGCCGGCGTAAGGGGGTGGAGAAAATAAAAGTTATAAAATGCGAGAATGACAACGGGCTTTCTGCCGTGTTTACCTACGATCACGACGTAACGGAGTTTTTTCTTGTATCGCTTGACGGCGTATACAGAATGAAAAACGCGGTGCATACATCACAGAACGCCACGACGGACGGCAGCAGCTACGGCGGGGAGACGCTGGAACAAAGAAATATTGTTATTACGGCGAATATCCGCAGGAATTACAGGGAAAACAGAGATCATTTATCGCGCGTATTCAAAAAAGGCGCAGAAGGCACGTTTTACCACACTGAGGACGGCCAGACACGGAAAATAAAGTACCGTGTGGAAGATATTGATATAGCGGAAAAGGGCGTTTTGCGCCCTGCCGTTATATCTCTGATCTGTCCCGATCCCTATTTTAAGGACGACGCAGCGACGCACATTGAAATGGCAAGCTGGGAAAGCGGCTGGGAATTTCCCTGCGAGATACCGGAAGAAGGAATGGAATTTGGTACACGGTCAAAAGAGACAATCAAGGTCGTGGACAATGACAGCACAACAGCGATCGGCATTCAAATGACGATCATTGCGGAAGACGTTGTTATAAACCCGTCAATTATGAATGTGACGACAGGAGAAACGCTGAAACTACTTTGTACCATGCAGCCGGACGATCAGATCGTCATTACTACAGAACAGGGAAATATTGACGTTGTACTTTTTCGAGACGGGGAAAAGATCGACTATAACTACACCGTGGATGAGGAAAACGAAGGTTATGTTCAGTTAGAGACGGGAAGAAACTATATAAACTATACAGCAGAAGAAGGCAGTGATTACATGAACGTGAATTTTGACTTTGAAAACTGCTATGTAATGCCGTAGAAGGGGGGAACATGACACAGACAGCGACTGAAATGCGGCAGCAGAAACAGGTGAAAGTGTATGATATAAACCTTATGCGGCAGGGAGTGATCGACGTTTACAGATCGTTGATATGGACGCGGAAATATTACGAAGCTGGAACAGTGGAACTCCATGCAGCGTTAAACAGTAAGAATTTAAAACTATTGCAGAAAGGAAATATTGTGACAATGACTGGATCGGTGGAAAGTGCGATCATTAGCGGGATGGCAGCAGACGACTTTTCGAACGAGATCACAGCAACGGGAAGTATGCTTTCTGCGGGACTTTCAAGGCGTGGCATAAAAACGGTAGTAAATGTGACAGACACGCCCTATGAAGACGTTATGCGGCGGCTGGTGGACATTTCCGCGATAAGCGGAGAAAAGCCGCTTCCGCGCCTTGTACTGGGTGCAAAATGTGGCGCGGGCGGCAGGGTATCGCTTCAAGTGTCCTACAAAGATTTATATACATATATGACAAAGCTATCAGCTTGCAGCAATCTGGGCTTCCGTATACGCGGGGACTATAAAGAAAAGCAATTCGTGTTTGAGGTATACGAAGGGAAAGACCACAGCGAAAACCAGACCGGAAACAAGCGCGTGATTTTTTCAGAGGTATACAGGAACATAAACAAAGCCACGTTCACGACAAACGATCAGAACTATAAAACCCATGCGGTCGTATTCGGGGACGGAGAGGGAACGGCGCGGACAGTCGCGGAAGCGACGATTGATCCGGCGGCGACAGGCTGGGAGCGTCGGGAAATCATGGTGGACGCGCGGGACATTAAGCGGGACGATCTGACAGACGCGCAGTACAAAGCGGCACTTGTGCAACGGGGAACGGAAAAGCTGGCAGAATACGGGATCGTGGAGTGTCTGGAAGCCGTGACGCTTCCCAACGTGAATTTTAAATACAAGACCGATTATGATTTAGGCGACATTGTAACGGTAAACAAAGAAGCATGGGGAATAAAAATGGATAAGCGGATCACAGAGGTACAGGAGATATACGAAAACGGTGGCTTACAGGTCGTCCCGACGTTCGGCGATCCCCTGCCGGACAAGGTGGACTTATCAGACAATTAGAAAGGAGAAGGCAGAGCATGGCAGAGAATTACAGTTTTTTTAATTCCAAAGACCACGACAGGGTATATAATACCCGCCACTGGGCTGATTATTTTTTCCCGCTTTTCAAGTCCGGTGTATTTAATGGCGATCTGCAGGTCGTGGCAAACGGGGGAATGAATGTAAAAATAAAATCGGGGTACGCGTGGATCGACGGGTACAGCTACCACTTGACAGACGGGCTTGTGGTCGATTTGGAGACGGCAAGCGGCAACATGAACCGCGCGGACAGTATTGTTATACGGCTGGACTTGACAAACCGCTGGATCAAGGCGTTTTGCAGGACGGGCAGCTATTACGCAGGAGCGGGCATACCGCCCGAGCCGGAGATCAAGGCGACGATCCACGAAATTGTAATAGCACACATTTCCATTGCAGCGGGCGTAACGGAAATCACGCAGGACATGATAACGGACACGCGCATGGACGGCAATATTTGTGGATGGGTATGCGGGGCGGTCGAACAGATCAACTTTGCACAGATATATGATCAGTTCAATGCATTTTTTGCAAAACAAAAAGACAGGATCGATACAGATGTAATAGATTTTGAAGGGGATATCGACGAAAAGAAAAGGGACGCAGATGAATACCTGCAAACCTACAAAGGAAATGTGGACGGTAACAAGGCGACGGCAGATGAATTTCTGGAACGGTTCAGGCGGTATTTGCAGGATTACACAACACAAAAGCAGGCGGAATTTGAAAACTGGACACAGGAGATCAAAGGGATACTGAACACAGAAGCGGAAGGAAAACTGCTTTTGATGATTCAGGAATTACAGGAACGTACAACAAGAGTGGAAAACTGTGTATATGATGCGGAAGTAACATTTAATATGCTGACAAGCGACGGTTTACGATTAAAGACAGACGATAACAAACAGATCCTTATTACTAGAAAATTTGCGATATTGTAAGCAGAAAGGAAAAAGAGAATGGTAAAAGAAGAGGAATATATCAATCAGATAGCAAAGACGACAGAAGTCGCAGGAGAAGACTTCCTGATAGTAGAAAAAACTATCGGAACGAAAATAATAAAATACACTGATCTTGTGGAAGAAATAAAAAGATCACTGGGGATCGTTGACACACTCGAAATAACGGAAAAAGGATATTTACCGGAAGGGTATCTTGTAGCAGATGCACTGAACAACAAGCAGGCGCAGATCAGGGCTTCATGGGGATACTTCGGGAAAGAGATTCCGTTCACATGGGAAGAGATAGAGCAGAAGACAGAAGCCGGGGATTTTTCGGAATTCAATGTAGGAGACTATAAAGACATTGTGCTGACGACTGGGGAAAAGGTCAGAATGGAAATTGCTGGAATCAATACATATAAAGGGTACAGATCAGGAAATGCAAACCGACTGTATTGGATCAGCAGGGACTGTCTTGAAAAAAAGTATGCAATGAATCCTGCTAACACAAACGCGGGAGGCTTCCCGGACAGTGCGTTAAAAACAACGTTAAACACGACAATCTATAATACATTGCCGCCGGAAGTAAAAGCGGTGATCAAAACAGACAAGAGGCTGTGCAGCAAAAAAGGGACATGGGCATGGCAGGAAGACCAGAAATTATGGCTGCCGTCGGAAGTGGAAATATGGGGTAAAAATATATGGTCAGAAGTGGGATATGGAAACGGAGACTGCGTGCAGTTTCCAATCTTTGCAAACTCAATGATCCACATTAACAAAGGATATGGATTCGGTAAAGCAGAGCAGGGTGCGTTTGCGAATTGGTGGTCTGATTCCGCGGAAGAGGCGACCACGACGAACTTTTGTATTGTCCACAGCAATGGTCTTGCCAACACCAACGGCGCGGCCAACGAGTTCGGCGTCCCCCTCTGCTTTACTACATAGAATCCCGGGATCAGATAATCGCGCCGCCCTGTGCGGCGTGATCAGTGAAAGAAGGTGAAGGATATCAGCGTATTAAAAAGCAGACGTGAACAGTCAGAAATGCAATTCTTCCAAACAGCAGTAGATATTCAGGATAAACTGATAGAATTCTGCATGAAAGAAGAAATAATTCCAAAGAAATACCGGTTCATATATGCGATTCCGATCATACAGACAGCACAGGAACTGGTGGACAATATCGTCGATGCCAACACGATCTATGTGAAAAGTAACGAAGATGCGATCGAGCGAAGAAGATATCAGCAGAGAGCAAGCGGAGACTGCGAAAAGTTACTGCAGAAATTGCAAAGCTTGCGAAGAGTGCGAAAGATAAGCGGCAACAAAATGGAAGAGGTCGCAGGGATGATCATTTCTGAAAAAGGATATATAACGGCATGGAGAAAATCGGATAATAAAAGATATAGAGAAATGAGAAAAGAAAACAGCGGGAACGCTGGAAACTAAAGATACAGGTTAAGTGTTGAAAGCAGGGTGCGTTTGCGAATTGGTGGTCTGATTCCCCGGAAGAGGCGACCACGACGAACTTTTGTAATGTCAACAGCAATGGTAATGCCAACAACAACGGCGCGGCCAACGAGTTCGGCGTCCCCCTCTGATTATTACACGCCC